TCCAAGCTGGGTGCGAGCGTCGGCGGCGGAACTTACCGGAATGCTGAGTCCGAGGAGGTGCAAGCGAGGAACGATGCGGTAGCGCCGTGGACCGAGCTGCTGGCCCAGGCCGGCAGTCTCGAGCTGTTGCCGCGCGGCCAGCACCTCGAGTGGGACCTGGGTGCCATGCTGCGCACCGACACGCTGTCGATGTACCAGGCCTTCCAGTTCGCCCTCGGCGGCCCAGGGCCCCAGAGCCAGTGGATCCTCGTCGACGAGATCCGCGCCCGCCTCAACATGGACCCGATCTCGACGGTGGCCGACGAGCTCGGTGTGGCGGTGCCGCCGGGGATCTCCGACGAGCCCGACCCCGAGCCGCCACCGGCAGCACCCGCGCCGCCCGTCATGCCGGCGATGGTGCCCGCCGACAGCCCGAGCACCCATCCGGGCGGCGCCCCGGTGGGCCTCACCAACGGAAAGGGGTAGCCCATGGCCGAATGGGACACCAGCTACGTCAACGACCTGCCCGACTCAGCCTTCCTGCTGATCCTGCCGGGCGGCCACAAGGACTCGGGCGGTAAGACCATGCCGCGCAACCTGCGCTACTTCCCGGTGCGCAACGCGGCGGGTGACATCGACGACGCCCACCTGAAGAACGCGCTCGCCCGCATCCCCCAGGCGTCAACATTGACGGCCGCGCAACGCATGGCAGCCATGGACAAGGCCAAGGCGCTCGCCAAGGCGCACGACTCGATCGGCGGCCCGGCGGGCACCTACGCCGGGACGGCCGGCTCGGGCCGCTCGGAGCCCTCCGAGGTCGGTGTCCTCATGCGGACCTTCGACCTCGCCCTCGAGCTGCGCGCCGACGGCGACGGGCGCACGCTGCTCGGCCGCGCCGTCCCCTACGGCCAGACGGCCGACATCGGCGGCGCCACGGAACGCTTCGTGATGGGCGCCTTCGCCCGCCAGATCGCCGGAAACCAGGTGGGCGCGGTCAAGCTGTACGAGAGCCACACGAGCCGCCTCAGCGGCGCCCAGCCCATCGGTAAGACCGCGGCGCTGGCCGAGATGACCGACGGCCTCCATGGTGAGTGGCCGCTCTACAACACGACCAAGGCCAACGACGCCCTCGAGCTCGTGCGCTCGGGCGAGGTCACCGGGCTCTCGGTCGGCTTCAAGGCGCTGCCGGGCGGGACCCGCAAGGGCTCCGACGGGGCGCTCGAGCGCCACGGCGCCCACCTCGACCACGTGGTGCTCACCCACGAGCCGGTCTACGAGGGCGCGGGGATCACCAGCCTGCGCTCAGAAGCGCACCCGCTCGCCGGCTACCGCCGCGACCAGGCCCGCCAGCATCAGGTCATTGAACGCCTGGGCGTGCCGCTCTAGCATCACCACCGAGTCGCCGAACCGCCACGCCGAACCCCCGGGCACGGGGAACCGGCACCGAGGTCGAACCGGTGCGATGGGGTTATGAATCCCTGCGCCGCGCCCCGGGCGCCCTGATTGCGTGGAGGTTTCCGCCATGCCTGTCAACAACCGCCTCATGGAGCGACTGTCCAACGAGTACCGGGCGCTGTCGACCCAGTACGACGAAATCCTGACCCGCTGCGACGACGAGGGGCGTGACCCCAACGACCACGAGGCCCAGAACCTCGACGGGCTGCGCAGCGAGATGGGCCCGCTCGGCGAGCGCCTGATCGAGCTGCGCGAGACCGAGGACCGGCGCTACGCCGCGGTGCGTGCCATGGCCGAGGCGCCCGAGGCCCCCGAGACCAACGGCAACAAGGCGATCGTCGCGGTGCGCTCCGAGGCCGAGGTCTACCGCCGGGCCGACGCGGCGGGCGGTGAGCGCTTCGGGTTCTTCCGTGACCTGCTGCACGCCCAGATGGACGCTGACCCCGAGGCGCGTTCGCGTCTCGAGCGCCACGCCGTGATGATGCGAGCGGCCGGGACGACGACGACGGGCACCGGTATGATCCCGCCGACCTGGCTGTTCGAGGAGTTCGCCATCATCGCCCACGGCGCCCGACCTTGGGCCGACACCTTGCGCCGCGTGGGCATCACCGACGCCAACCCGGTCAACATCGGCGTCCAGGTCGCCCCCGGCGCCGTGGTGGCCGCCCAAGCGAGCGAGAACGCCGTCCCCTCCGACGGCTCGCTCAACGTCAACCTGCTCACGACGTCGCCCAAGACCTACACCGGCAAGGTCGACGTCTCGCGCCAGCTCGTCGACGGCTCGAATCCGGCGGTCGACGGCGTGATCTACGCCGACTGCATGGGGGCCTACAACGAGCAGATCGAGACGGCGGTGGTCAACGCCATCGAGGCGGCCGGCACCTACGCCGCGACGATCACGTACCCGGGCACCGCGCCGGTCTACACCGAGCTCTTCAGCGCGTTCATCGACGCCGGCGCCTCGGTGAGAAAGCACCGTAAGGCCCCGCCCCGGGTGGTGCTGTGCTCGGAGGGCGCCTGGGCCTTCATGGCCAAGGAGAAAGACACCGCCGGGCGGCCCTACGTGGTGACGGGCTACCACGGCGCCATGAACGCCTTCGGACTCGGCGAGGCCATCACCTACGGCCAGATCGCCGGCGAGGTGGTCGGCCTCCAGGTCGTGCCGAGCTGGGCCGCCGTCGACAACCACCTCTACGTGGCCAAGGTCGACGACCTGTTGCTGCTCGAGTCGAGCACGTTCAACTTCCGCTACGAGGAGGTGCTGGGGCCCGAGTCGATCCGTCTCGGTGTCTGGGGCTACGCCGCCCCGGTGGTCGCGCGCTACCCGATGGCGCTGGCGCAGATCAACGCCGGCACCACGATCCCCGCACCGGCCGAGGAAGAGGCCGAGACCCAGCCGGCCGAGCTCGACGAGTCGCCGCGGCCCGAGGGCCCGGGCGCCGCTCGGCGCAGCAAGTAATCCCATGGCGACGAGCTGGCCGACCCACGCCGACGTCTTGGGCATCCTGCGCCTGCAGGAGCCCACCGACGACGACGCCGTCGTGGAGTCGGCCCGGCTCGCCGCCCTCAACTACGTGATCGGCCGCGTCGACCCCGCCATCTGGGGCGACGTGCCGCCGATTCAGGTCACCCCGCTCTACGACGACATCTACGAGGCGGCGCTGCTGCTCGCCGCCCGTCTCTACCGCCGCCGCGACAGCCTCGACGGCACCATCGGCTGGGGCGACATGGGCGTGGTGCGCGTCGGGCTGAAAGACCCCGACGTCGAAGCGCTCTTGGCCGGGCACATGGCGGTGGTCGTATGACGTGGGACCGCGACAGCGTCGGCAAGGCGCTCGCCTCGATCCTCGAGGCGGCGATCACCGACGTGAGCATCTACGACCGCCCGCTCTACAACCTCAACGCCCCGGCGATCGTCGTCGGGCGCGCCGCCGAGACCCGGTACTCCACCTGGGCGCTCTCGATCGACGAGACGGCGCTGCCGGTGACGTGCGTGGCCGGCACCGAGCGCGACGCGGACGTGGCCGAGCTCATCGCCCAGGTACGCGCGGCCGTCCTGGCCGACGTGATGCTCGGCGGCCTCGTGCAGTCGTGCTATCCGGTCGCCGAGCGCAACTGGCGCCCGCTCAAGGTGGCGGGTGCGGACCTGCTCGCCGCCGATCTCGTACTCCAGATCTACATGTAAGGGAGGCCAAACATGACAACGACCGCAACCAAAGAGCGGGGCAACGGCGGCGACGGGCACAACCACGTCGAAGCACTGGCGTTGGGCGACCCGGTGCCGCCCAACGCGGCGCCGCTCATCCTCAACGACGCCTATTTCGACCTGAACGGCGTCAACCTGCGCTGCCTGGTCAAGCACCTCGAGATTGTGCCGGAGAACAAGCTCGTCACCATCACCAGCTTCTGCGCCGAGATCGACTACCCCGGCGTCACCAAGTACCACCTCCGCGTGACCTTCCACCAGAGCTTCGACGCCGGCGCGGTCTATCAGACGCTGAACGCGGCGTACCAGAACTACGTCACGACGGGCGCACAAGCGACGTTCAACGCCCGCCCGTACGCGTCGCGGCTGGCGAGCGCGACCAACCCGATCATCAGCGGCAGCGTGATCCCGATGCCCTTCGAGCTCCTGATCGGCGACGCCGGCGCCGCCAGTGAGGTCGCCATCGACTGGAACATGACGACGGCGCCGACCGTCAACACCGGGACCGTCACCGCCACCGGGGCCAGCACCGGGGCGCCCGGCTACTTCACGCCCGCCGGCGCCCAGACGCCGGCCAACCTGGCCGCGTTGACCGGCATCACCGCCACCCCGGCCACCGCCTGGGCGACCGGCAACTACGTCATCACCGCCGACCTGCTGGCCAACCACTGGTCGGGCTCGGCCTGGGTCGCCGGCAAGGCGTGACGACGACCCAGACGGTCGTCCTGCTCATCGAGGTCGGCGTCCTCGCCGGCGTCGCCCTTCTCACGTGGCTCGGCATCGGGCGCCGGGCCCCTTGACGTGGCGACCGACGTCCAGATGGTGGGCCTGGCCGCCTTGGCCCGTGACGTAGCACGCGCCGCCGCGCCCGGTGGGGCGCTCGACCAGGCCACGAGCGAGGCCGCGGCGACCGCCATGGACCCGGTCGCCAGCCAGACCCGCTCGAGCGTGCCCACGGGCAATACCGGGCGTCTCTCGGGCAGCGTGCGCGTCACCCGCTCGCGCTCGGGCGCGGCGGCGCGCATGGGCGACGAGGGCGTGCTCTACGCCGGCCCGGTCGAGTTCGGCGGCTGGCCCGAGGGGCGCGTGTACCTGGCCAACGGGCGCTACCTGTTCCCCGCCGGCGCGCCGCTCGAGGGCAGCGCCCCGCAGCTCTTGAGCGACGCCCTCCAGCGCGCCCTCGACGGCTTCGCCTGGACCAACACGACCACCAACCCGGAGAGTGTGCATGACTAGTGACAGAAGCCCCTACGACGACGACGTGGCCGGCGAGGCGCTGCCGACGCTCGTGCAAGTGAGCCAGGCCTTCAGCTCGCGCCTGCCTTCCCAGCGCGTGCTCGACATGTTGACGCGCACCGAGGGCATCGACTTCGCCGCGCTGGCGCAGAACCAGCCGGGACGCCTGCTGGCCTTTCGGGCCCTCTTGCGTGACTACCCCGAGCGCGACACGGCGTCGCTCTGGCTCCACGCCTATGACGTGGAGGTCGAGATCGAGGACGTAAACCCTACGAACGGGAAATTGCCGATGCCCGCGCTCGGTGGTGCCGATTCTGGAACATGACGCCCGACCAGCTCGACGCCTTGGCTGACGAGGACTTCGCGGCCATGTTGCGGCTCATGCACACCGAGGCCAAAGAGTGGGAGCGCATGAACACCAACGCGGGGAGGCGCTAAGCGATGCCCGGCCCGTCCCTGATGCTGCGTGTGCTGAGCGACGTCTCGGCGCTCGGCACGTCGATGGGGACGATCTCGGCCAAGGCGGGCACGGCGGCCTCTGGCATGAAGAGTGCGTTCAGCGGCGCGCTCGCCACGCTCAACAACACCGGCGTGCTCGGCCCGTTCGGCAACACGATCGCCCAGGCCCAGCAGAGCCTCTCCGGCATGGGCGGCTCGATGAAGTCGACGAGCGACAAGATGATGGGGCTCGGCGCGGCCGGCCTCACGGCCGGCATCATTCTCCAAAAGGCCGGCTCGGCCGACCAGGCCGCGCACCAGCAGCTCCAGGCCGCCGTCACGGCGACCGGCCACTCCTACGACCAGTACGCCGGCAAGGTCGACGCCGCCATCAAGCACCAGGAGAACTTCGGGCACACCGCGGTCTCGACGCAGAATGCGCTGCAGACGCTCACCCAGATCACCGGCAACCCGACCAAGGCGCTGCAGTTGCTCTCGACGGCGAGCGACGTCGCCGCGGCCAAGCACATAGACCTGGCCTCAGCGGCCAACATGGTGGGCAAGGCCTATGAGGGCAACACCAAGGTGCTCAAGCAGTTCGGCATCACGTCGACCACGACGGGCTCGACCCAGCAGCAGCTGACCAAGGACACGACGGCGGCCCAGAAGGCCGACACCGCCCTCAACACCGCCAAGCGCACGCTGCTCGAGACCCAGACCGCCGACGCCTCGAGCAAGTCGATGACAGCCGTGCAGGCGCTCAAGCTCCAGGACGCCCAGGACAAGGTGTCCGCGGCCAACCTCACGGCCACGACGGCCCACCAAAAGCTGACCCAGGCGCAGAAGGACCAGGCGACCGGCGCCGCCGCCAACACCAAAGCCATGGACGAGCTGTCCAAGAAAGTGAGCGGTCAGGCCACCGCCTCGGTCAACACGTTCGCCGGGCACATGGACGTGCTCAAGACCAAGATCGAGGACCAGACCGCCACCATCGGCCAGAAGTACGGGCCGGCGCTGACCAAGGCCGGCGCCGTGCTCACCGGGCTCGGCGGCGTCATGAAGGTCGCGCAGGGGGCCCAGAACGCCTTCCACGACTCCACGATCCTCACGACCGCCGCGACCGACGCGCAGAAGGTGGCGACGGTGACCGCGACCGCGGCCACCAAGATCGCGACGGCGGGGCAATGGCTCTTCAACGCCGCGATGGACGCCAACCCGATCGTGCTCATCGCCGCGCTGATCGCCATCGTGCTCGTCGGCGCCATCCTCTTGATCATCACGCACTTCAACGACTTCAAGAAGATCGTGCTCGACGTCTGGGACGCCATCAAGAAAGCGTTCGGCGACGCCGTCGACTTCATGAAGGCGCACTGGGAGCAGTTGGCGGCGGTCCTCTTGGTCATGCTGGGGCCCATCGGCATCATCGCCGCGGCCTTCCTGCTGTTCCACAAGCAGATCATCGGGCTCTTCGAGGACCTGATCGGCTACGTGACGGGCCTTCCAGGCCGCTTCGCCAGTGCGGGCGCACACATGTGGGACTGGATCTGGGACACGTTCAAGGCTGTGCTCAACACGCTCATCGACGGGTGGAACTCGCTCAAGTTCACGACGCCGAGCGTGGACATACTCGGCATCCACACTCCGAGCGTGACGCTCGGAGTGCCCCAGATCCCGCACCTGGCCGAGGGCGGCCTGATCACCAAGACCGGCCTTGTCTACGCCCACGCGGGCGAGGCCATCACGCCGGCGCCGTCGTTCGGCCCGGCCGTGCAGGTGGGCACCCAGCACTTCCACTCAGAGGTCGAGCTCGACGCGTTCATGCGCCGCGCCGCGTGGCTGGCCCGTACCCGCCGAGGCGGCGCGCTGGGGGTCGCGTGAGCGTCGCGGCCCCGCCCTGTGTGCGCAAGGCCTGGCTGGCGCTGCCGAGCGGGGCGACCGTGCTGCTCGACAACCCCGCCGGCGGCTGGTACTGCCAGAGCCTCGACCTCGGGGCCCCGATCGTGCGCGACGTGACGACGAACCGCCCAGCCGCCCACGGCATGGACGACCGCAGCGCCTACTTCGCCGGGCGCACCGTCACCGTCAACATCACCGCCATGGCGCCGGTGGCCCAGATCGACGCCATCGCCTCGAGCTTCGCCCCGTTCATGCTGCCCGGCCAGCCCTGCGTGCTGCACTACGTGCTCGACCGCCCGGGCGCCCCCGAGCGCGTGCTCACCGTACGGGGCGAGTCCTACGACGTCCCGATCGTGGGGGCGGTCGAGCGCGACATCGTGCTGACCTTCATCGCGGCGGACCCGATCGTGCGCGATCCCACGGTCCAGACGGCGGTGAGCTGGTCGGGCTCGACGGGGTCGGGGCGCACGTACCCGCTGACCTTCAACCGCATCTACCCGACCGGTGGCGCCATCGTCAACGCCACCATCACCACCCACGGTGACCTGCCCTGCCAGCCCGTCCTGAACATTTACGGCCCCATCACCACGCCCAAGGTGACGTTCCGCACGCTCGTCGCCAACACGCTGTTCCAGGTCTGGGGCGTGGCCGGGTTCTCGATCGCGGCCGGGCACTACTGCGCCATCGACACCGCGGCCCGTACGGCGTACATGGACGGCGACCTGAGCCAGAACGTGCTCGGCTCGATCGACTGGCTGAACACCATGTGGCCCGTCATCCCGCCCAGCCCCGACGGGGCGACGATGACGCTGGCCGGCGACCCGGCCGGCGGTGTCATGACCGGCGTGACGCAGGTCCAGGCGAGCTGGCAGGACGCATACCTGACATGACCGACGTCCTCGAGGCACCCACCGAGCGGGCGGCACCCGGCACCTACCCCGTACCGCCCGGGCGCGGTCGTTGGCGTCTGACGGTCCACCGCCGCCAGTTCTCCGCGGTCAACTGGCAGAGCACGCTCGTCGGCGAGCTGCCCCGCGCCCGCTCGCGCCAGCTCGTCCAGGCGTGGAACGCCCCCGCCGTGCTCACCTTCGACATCGACGGTCAAGCGCCCGAGGCAGCGCTGTTCACCGAGCTGGCCCACGACGTCATCGCCTGGCGCTGGGACGACACGGCCGGACAGGATCGGGCGGTCTTTCGTGGCGTGATCAACGCGTCGGAGGACCAGCTCGACGAGCAGAGCCATGTGGTGACCGTGACTGCGACCGACTACCTGCTGGCGCTGTCGCGGCGGATCTTGTGGGCGACGTGGTCGACACCCGGCTACCCGGCCGGCGGTGAGGACCAGGACCAGCTCGTCGTCGACCTGCTCACGCTCGCCACCTCGAGCGCGCAGACGTCGTCGGGCACCGCGTTCGGGGCCGGCGCCTACGTGCCGCTGAGCGTGTACCGGGCCAACCCCGACGGCACGGCCCGGGCCGCGCCGAGCGGCAATAGCGTCATTCGCAGCTATCTCGGCAACCAGATCGTCTTCGACGCGCTCGACCAGCTCGCCAAGTGTCTCGGCGGCTTCGACTACGACGTGCTGCCGCTCGGCGGCGCCGCCATGGGCACCGCGGCGACGAGCGACCAGCTGCGCATCTTCTACGCCGGGCCGAGCGGTCCCCAGCAGGGCGTGGTGCGCGCTAATCCCGTGCTCGCCTACGGCAGCTCGGTGTCCAAGGTGCAGCGCCAGGTCACGAGCGCCGATTACGGCAACTACTGGCGCGAGCTGGCCAACAACCAGAGCGCGAACGCGGCGACGGCGCAGGTGATCGGCGAGGCGTGGAACGCCGACGCCAGCGGCACCGTCGCCGGGCTGTGGTCGAGCCCCGACAACGCGTCCGACGTCGTCGACGTGGCGACGGCGGTGGCCCGGGCCGGCGGCAACCTCAACCGCTACGGGGTGCTGATCCCGACCTACACGCTCACGCTGCGGCCGAACTTCTACTACGCCGGCCTGTTCAACATGGGCGACACGCTGCCGCTCGTCATCATGCACGGACGGCTCAAGGTGAACACGACCGTGCGCGTGCTCGGCATCACCTACAAGATCGGCGACGACGGCCAGGAGGACGTCGACCTCGTGGTCGGGCGCCCCGACACCACGCTCACCGACATCCTCGGCGGCGTCGCCGCCGACGTCGACGCCCTAGCCCGGAGGTAAACGCCATGACCCGATACGCCCCGCTGTGGCAACAGGCGAACAGCTACGCCGCCAGTCTCGACCGCCAGCTGGTCGGGAGCCTCTGGCCGAGCGGCGCCGCCAGCGGTGCCGTACCGACCGCCAGCGCGACCACGATGCAAGTAACGGTGCCGCCCGGGACCGTCGCCGTGCCGCTCCAGAGCGGACAGGGCGCCGCGCTGTGCCGCTGGGACGCCAACGAGGTCGTGACGCTCTTCGCGGGCTCGGCCCAGCAGCGCATCGACCTCGTCATCTGCCAAGTGCGCGACAACGCGCTCGACGCGGGCGCGAACAACGACTTCATCTTCACGAGCGTGACCGGCACGCCGGCTGCGTCGAACCCTGCTGTGCCTGCGCTGCCGACGAACGCGCTCGCCATGTGCCAGGTGCTCGTGCCCGCGGGCAGCGTCGCCAACCTGAGTGGGGCGACGATCACCGACCGACGCCCGTCGTCTTTGGCGGTTCCGGGCAAGGTGACGAGTGTCTACAACCCGGCGACGCAGACGCAGTACAACGTCGGCGCCGGCGTGGTGATAATCGACGCGACCAACATCACCGTCTCGTTCGTCGCGCCGTTGTCGGGTCGCGTCATCGTGCGCTGGAACGCCACCGCGGCGAGCGTCACCGTCTCGACTCTCTTCGTCTGCATGTATTCGGGCGGCGCACAGATCGGTTCCCAAGAGCAGGTTCTGGCCAGCAGCGGCGCCGGCACGGTGAGTGCGCGCAGCGTCTTCGAGCAGCTCTACAGCGGGCTGACACCGGGCGCGCTCTATACGTTCACCCCCGCCGCCTGGGCGGCGGGCACCGCGCTCAGCTACTTCTATGTTGGGGGCCCGGGCGCTCTCGGCTCGGCCAACAGCGCGGGCCCGTCCGTCCTGACCGTCGAGCCTGTCTCCTAAGCGAAAGGAACCGACATGACCGACACACCGACCGAGACCGAGACCGAGCCCGAGCCCGAGCCGACGCCCGAGCCCGACGACGAGCCGAGCCACGAGGGCGCCGCTGACGACGACCAGCAGGACCAGGGGTGAGCCTCAGGCGCGTCCCGATCCTCTCGCCCAACTACTCGAGCCGGGGGAGTGGCGTGCGCCTCGTCGTGCTCCATACGGCCGAGGGTGCGCTGACGTACCAGTCGCTCGGCAACTACTTCGCCAGCCCCTCGAGCGGCGTGTCGAGCCACGTCGGCATCGACGACACGCCCGGGGTGCTCGGCGAGTACGTGTACCGCGACAAGAAGGCGTGGACCCAGGGCAACGCCAACCCCTACTCAGTCGCGGCCGAGCTCTGCGCCTTCGCCGCCTGGTCGCCCGCCGAATGGGACGCCCACCCGACGATGCTCGAGAACACGGCGGCCTGGGTGGCCGAGGAGTGCGCGGCGTTCGGGATCCCGCTGCGCAAGCTAAGCGCCGGCGAGGCGCAGGGCAGCAGTGCCATGGGCGTCTGCCAGCACAGTGACCTGGGAGCGTCGGGCGGCGGGCACTGGGACTGCGGGCCGGGTTTCCCGATCGACGACGTTTTGAGAATGGCCGCGGGCGGCGCCGCGCCGTCGGCACAGGAGGAGAGTGAGGACATGATCGCTTCGACGACCGGTGACGGCTACTGGACGGCTACCAGGGACGGTGCCGTAGGAGCGTTCGGAGACGCCCAATACGGGGGCAACATGCTCGGCAAGCTCAAAGCGGGCACGACCATCGTCGGCGTCGCTGGCCGCGACAAGGACGGCTACTGGCTGCTCGGCTCCGACGGCGGGATTTTCGCCTTCGGCTCGGCCAACTACCACGGGCGGCCCGACCGGGTCTAGGCGGCGTCGTCGTAGTTACGCCCTTCCATCGCCTCGCGCAGCTGGCCGAGCGAGGCGCGGCGCAGGTAGATCTGCGTCGTGGCCAGGCTGGCGTGGCCGAGCATGCCCTGCACGGTGCGCACGTCGTGGCAGCGGTCGAGCACGTCGCTCGCGGCGGTGTGGCGCAGCGCGTGGGCGGTGATCCCGTCGCCGGGGGCGCCCTTGACTCCGGTGCGGCGCATGAGCTTGTTCACGAGGCGCGCCACGGCCGGCGCGGTGATCGGGCGACGCCCCGAGAACCAATCGCAGATGAAGCACCCGGCTCGCCAGCCACCGATCTTGTCGCGGTAGGCGCTGACGGCCGCGGCGACCGGAGGCGGGACCGGGAGCACCCGCTCGTGCGCCCCCTTGCCCCGCACGAGCAGCGTGGCTGCGGCGGGGTCGTAGTCGCCGATCTCGGCCCGGGCCACCTCGCAGGAGCGCAGGCCCATGTGCACCATGAGGTTGACGATCAGGTACTCGCGCTCGTCCCGGGCCCCGAGGAGCAGCCGGGCGACGTCGGAAGCCGGGCGGGCCCGTGGCACGCGCTGAGGCTCGCGCACGCGGGGCAGGTGGGCGCTGGGGTCCTCTGAGAGCAGCCCTTCCTCCTGGGCCCAGCGGCACAGGCAGACCAGCGTCGAGCGGTAGAGACGGCGGCTGGCGGGGCTCAGGCGCCCGATGCTCTGCCACCAGGCCCGCACGGCCCGGCGGTCGAGGTCGCTGAGCGGCCGGTCGCCGGAGCGCTCGAGGAGCCCGGCGAGGCGGTACTCGAGGAGCCGCCGGGTGCGTGGGGTGATCTCGCCACTGAGCACCCGCTCTCGGAGCCAGCGGTCGGTGGCGGCCCGTAACGTGTCCATGGCTTCTTGCCCTTCCTCTCAGCCCCCGATCGGCCGAGATTTGTAGCAGTCCTTCATGCCGCTATCAGCGCATGCCCATACCATTTGGTAGACAACGCAACCAGAGCCTCACTCACGACGCCGGGAAACCCCGGTATCAGTTCTTTTGGGGCCAGGTCGAGCTCCGCCGGGTCCACCCCGCAGACCAGGCACAGCACGAGGGCCGAGCGCAACTGGCGTGGGTCGTCTGGGATCTCGGTCCGAGCCTCCAGGCGGCTGATCGAGCTGAGTGACACCAATTGAAATTGACTCATCGCTTCTGTCGCCTGGGTGAGGTTCAACCCCGCGACGTCTTCGCGCATCCGCCGGAGCCGCCGGCCCCAGGTCTCTGGTGGCATCTTCCGCATCTCGCCGACACTCATAGGTAAGACGTTACCGGCACCCGGGGCACGATTCAAGCAGGCGGTTGACGGCACCCAAATGATTGCGGTAAACCTGCCAAATGCAAAATTTTGCGCCTCCTAGAGAAGTCGGGCGCCGGGTCAGGCTGCGACGTGAGGCGCTCGGGCTGAGTCAACAAGCCCTGGCCAGCCAGGCTGGCCTGGCCATCCGGACGGTGGCCAACGTCGAGCGGGGTCAAGACGCCACCATGGAGACGCTGCGCCGTCTGGCCGACGTGCTCGGGGCGAGCGCGGACGATCTGTTGGGGCGAAGGACGAAGGCGCCGGCGTGACGCTCGACGTCACGACCGGCGAGCTGGTCCCGGCTACGCGGCCCGACCTCTTGAGCGCGGCGCCCGTCAGCGACGTGGTCGCCCTGCAGCGGGCCTACCTTGACCTCTCGGGCGCCCTGCTCGACGCGAACGACTACCAGGCGATCGGCGGCACCCGCTACAAGAAGAAGTCCGCCTGGCGCAAGCTCGCCGCTGCCTTCAACGTGTCCGACACGATCCTCGAAAAGGTCTACTACCGCGACGAGGACGGGCGCATAGGGCGGGCCGAGGTGACGGTGCGCGCCACGGCGCCGAACGGCCGCTCGGCCGAGGGGCTCGGTGTCTGCTCGACGCGTGAACCCCGTGGCTTCGCCAACCCCGAGCACGACATCCCGGCCACCGCGCATACGAGAGCGAAGAACAGGGCGTTCTCCGACCTCTTCGGCCTGGGCGAGGTGAGCGCCGAGGAGATGGCGACCACGACGGTCACGGCTTCGAGCTCGGGCCGCAAACCGCGACGTCCCAAGGCCGCGCCACCCGCGGCCGCACCCACGCCGACAGACGACACCGGCGAGCTCGAGGCGCGCCTGATGAAACTGTCGCTGGACGGCCGCGCCGCGTTCAAGGCATGGCGCTACTCGCGCGGGCTCGGGTGGCCGCCCGCAACGCCCGAGGCGCTGCGCCTCATGCTCGCCGAGGTGGCGGTGATCGAAGAGCGCGAGGACGAGGAGCACCAGGGCTACGAGCCGCCCGTGGGGTCGCCTATCGACTGAGCCCTGGACACTGACAACCCGCCGCACACGTCACGGTGAGAGCCAAGGACCGACCAGCCTGCCGCTGCCGGTACGGACGCCTGCATGCATTGGCGGGGTCCATGACAACCCGAACGCCAGGGCGCCCGCGCCCTCGACGAGAGGAGCGCCATGCGCCCCCGTCACACCGTCGTCCTCTGTGCCATCACCGCCGCCCTGATCGGAGTTTCCCTGCTGTGCTCGAACAACAAAAGCGCCTCACCATCGTCGACGACGCCAGTGCTGCGCAGTTGGCCCAGGCTGCCCACCAGCTCGCCGGTCTCGAACGCGT